GTAGTATCTTTATTATAGGATACTAAACAGTCTCCCGTACCATTAGCATCAAAGAGAATATCCCCATTTGTCTGCAGAACATTTGTACCTGATGTAGCACCCCCAACCCCAATTTCTGCTACTTGTATAGTAGCCGTTGAGTCGATCGTCATTACCGTACCGGTCCCTGATACAACGATATCACCATAATCCCCGTCACTCAGGCCACCGCCGCCTCCTCCCGGAGGTGTCGCCCAAGTACCGTCCCCTCTCCAGAACGTGGTAGATGATGCGGAAGTACCTGAGTTTAAATTAGTTACTGGTAAGTTTCCAGTGACCCCATTAGCCAGATTAATTTGCGCCCAAGCAGGGTTATTTGTGGTCCCCGTGTTAGATAAGTATCTAGTGGAATTAGTATCCTTCGCGAGCTTGGATAGGGTATTGGATGCCGACGCATATAAGATATCTCCTTGTGCATATGTCGTTTGATTGGTTCCACCCTTAGTCTCCCCAATTGCTGTTCCTGACCATGTACCTGTAGAGATAGTGCCTACAGTAGTTAGGTTCGTAGATCCTGCCCATGTAGATAGAGCGGTATTTTCTACGTTATTTAGAGACAAAAGAGTCTTTGCGGTTGCGGCTGATAGCACCTCGGGAGATCCCGTACCTGCCGTATTCCTACCCAGCAATGAAGCTGTAGCCATGTTGGCCATCTTTGATAAAGATACTGCCCCTGCCGCAATTGTTGTTGCGAATGATCCTGTACCAGATCCTGTCACATCCGAGGTAAGGGTTATCGTCTGATCCCCAGTATTTGTCCCAGAAGACGTTCCGGAGAATGTCCCTGACTGGGTAGCTAATGTCCCCAGACCGAGTGTGGTTCTAGCCGTCGCTGCGTCTGCATCATCTAGTAGAGTTAATCCATAGACTGAGGCCTGAGAATCATCTAATTTATTATCAAGGGCCGTTTGTAGCCCCGTAATATCCCCAATAATATGAGAATGAGTGGCAGCAGCAAAATCACCAGTAGCCGCAGTAGCCGCTGTTCCCAATCCAAGAGTTGTTCTCTGTGTAGCTGCATCAGCATCATCAAGTAAAGCCTTACCAGCAGTTGTTATATCCCCACCTAATTTGGACGTCCCAACCGCACCGGTATCGATTGTAAGCACTGTCCCACTTCCAGATACGACAATGTCTCCCATATCCCCGTCACTAAGTCCCCCACCACCGGAAGCATTAATAGTGGTTTCACCAGTAGAATCGTTATAAGAAATCGTAACATTTGACCCCGCCACTAACTTAGTTCCAATAATATCTTCTACGTATTCCTGAATAACTGATTGGTCAATACTATTAATTGTAAAGACCGTTCCTGTACTAGAGATTGTTATTTGTCCATAGATACCGTCTGATAGTATCGTACTAGCGGTTGGAATAGCCCACACACCATCCGCACGTAGAAATTTATCAGTGCCCCCTCCAGATGCAGGTACAAGACCTGTTACAGTAGGGCTAAATGAACCGATCTCGACCGGTATGTATTTTATATACTCTCTTCTAATTCTTGTCATTAGATAAACACCAATATTCCGAGTATAACTCCCGTTATAAACTCCATTAAAAACCACTTCTGATCATCATAATTCCTACCAAGAAGACGATAACCAGCATATACAAATCCCATACTTAGAAGACCAAATGATTCTAGCGGGCGTCCTAAGACCATAAATAAAGGAAAGAAAAATATAAACCAACGTAAAGACATCCCAAGTACAGGGGACCATAGTGGATGATCTATTTTATTAATAATAAAATCAATGGGCTTTATCTCTATCTCATTCTTATTCCAAACACCCAGTCCTGTAGCAGTCATATATTTGCCCCATCCAGGCATTAACCCCAAGCAAAACCCACCAAATACCAGTGGCCATACATACCATTGTAATAGATAGAATAGACATACTAGTATGGTCATAGCTCCGATTGACACGATGCGAGGTAATTCCCCCTCTCCATGTGCTGAACGAAGTATTCCAAATACTAAGCCTAATCCAATCCACTCAAACATCATTACTCCGGTTTTGGATATTTATCTTTTACTGCTTGAATTACTGTTTTCCATCCATCATAGCCTTGGTGATATAATATATCGAATTGATCTACAATGGATGGATATTCTGCGGCCCGCAGCTCCTTATATTTAATCCTTTCTAGATGTTGCTCATATTCAACAGCATAGTTTTGAATTTCTTCGAGGGTTGGTTTAGCTATATTTTCGTCTAACCAGATTAAACCATCATACTCGTTTCCATGTAAAGACCATTGTGCGCCTGGTAATTTAAATGTTAAAACTTTGGCAATATTAATTGTCATCCTTTGATCTCCATTACTACAATTGAAGCAGCATATCTCATTGTTGTTGCAGTGTTTGTATCAGCTGACTCTTGGTTAATATAGCCAGTACCCGCACTTACAGCCCATTGTATTTTATACGTTGTAGAACTAGTTGTTGCTGGGCTATCTAAAGCCATTAAGGTAACTGTATCATTGTTAGCACCATTGATGTTACCACCTGATTGAGCTTGTAGTCTAGATCCAGCAGCGGCGCCGACCAAAACATCGGTTGATCCTCGAACCACCTTTGCTGCAATTCTATTGGCTGAGGAAGATTGTGAGACCGGTAGGGTGGCCCATACCAGAATTTTATTCGACGAACTTGAAGGTGTAATATTAACAGTTAAACCGGTATCAACAAAAGTAGTAGAGCTGGTTGTTGCGGTTGTTGTTAATGTACCTTGAACAACTTGTAACACGGCTCCTGCGGATTGGCTGATTGTAACGTTACCGCCAGCACCACCATCAGCTATAGAAATTCCAGTACCGGCAGTTAAGACCCGTTCAGATGTTAGGGTTGCATCCGTAGCTAATGTTACGTACTGAGCTCCTGCCGGAGCCCCTGCTGTTATGTCCGACGTAAGTGCGATTGTTCCGTTTGCATTAGGGACTGTTAATGTACGTGTGGTGGCTGTGGTTATACCAGAACATTCAAACGCAACTTTTTTAGTAGAATCTGAATTATCTTCAATTGTTAAGGTAGAGTCTTTAAGTTTTACTGTCGATCCAGTTAGGTCAACTGTTGAAGCGAAAGCAATCGTTGGATTTCCAGATACCCCTGTTCCATTAGTAACTGTTATTTGGTCTGTAGTTCCGGTTAGAGTTCTAGCTAAAGCCGTAGATGTAGCTGATTGGACTAAGATACCTGTTCCAGCAGGGAATGCATAGGACCCGATGTCCGCAACCGTAGTGTTTTCTAGGTTAGTTGCACCTGCGTTCCATCTAAGTAGATTCAATGCTACCGGTGATGGTAATGTTATACCTGTTACACCGCTGGTAACAGAACCTAACGTTGCCCTACTTAAATCATAATCCAGCTCCTGTACGATCCTAGTTAGTTTATCTAGAGCCAGCTCATTTACTTCCGCTGGGAAGATATTATTATCTTGATAATCAGACTCCTGCTTACGAGATGTCCTACGATAAATAGTTAAATATTCCCCAGATGCGGGGGCAGTTACCATTGTAACAGTTCCGGTTGAGCTAGACCCACCTGTAACTGTATAGTGTGTAGTTAAGGTAAGTGTAGTGTCCGTACCTCCTGTATCTGTCAAGACCACGACTAAGTCTGCAGAAGTATCGAACGTAAATACCGTAGGGAACGCTGTAGTAGAGCCATTTCCCGCATATTGTGTTCTAGGTGTCGTTGTGGATGAAACTGTCATATATTAGTACCCTTTATATCCAGGGCTTCCGCGCCCATTATTTTTCATATCTTGTAATGTCTGTGCCCAAAACCAATTATACCATAGAAGGTTATTAAATGGGATAACCGATAGTCCTACACGAAGATCGTGAGCGGACATCTTACCGCTTTTTAAATGGGCCATTGTCTCTAAAACGGATGTTAGATGTCCAGCTGCTGGCCCGCCCACAATTGAGACCATTGTTTCAGGTATACTTTTATAGGCAAACTTACCTGAATTTCCGGATTGATTAATCCCTAATAAACTTCCTATGCCCATTCCGCCTAAGCGATCTGCCATTTGTGCATAATTACCTAGTAAAGCGATAGAGGACATATTTACGACCGCATTGTAAGCAGCTCTTTGTGGTGTAAACTCAGTTGCACCCTCACGCCCGGCTAAGGTATCTTTAGTATAGCCTATGAGAGATCCCATAACCATCTCTGAAAACCACAAACCGTATTGTCTGGCTGCTATCTCCCCACCAAGGCCATACGCTCTCTGAAGTCCAGATAACAACCCACGATTAAACGATGCATATGCAAACCCCTGAAACTGCTGTATAAGCCTTCCATATACACTAGACATAAATAGAGGTTTATTAGCACCACCAGGTAGTATAACCCTATCACCATTCAGATTATTACGTATGATAGCCATTATAGGTAATTTGGCATCTTTATCCCACATATCTAGACCTGATAGTAATGTACCGTTCTCGGCCTTATAGGAGTACTTCTTAAATTGTTCGAGTGCCTTAGCAGCCATCTCAGGAGTAACGCCCATCTGATTCATTTCCATGAGCATTCTTTTACTAATTGTAGCACCTCGATCTAACTTCGACGCATAAGTAAGGATACCTGTCATCGCATCTTCAACCGCCGCCCCCTTGATTTTATTTTGAAAGACGTTCATGAGATTCACGGACCCCATTACTTTTGTTCCGAATGTCAATGCTCTATTCGCTTTTTGACCGTAGTTTGTGGTGTACACAGAGCCGTCATCAATAATATCTCCTAATGCCTGTAAACGACTATTTGGTGAGAATGTCTCATCCAACAACCCAAGAAACTTTAAATCTCTCTTACTGGTGAGCTTAATTCCTTTAAACACTCCCTCAGATAAATTAGACAGCTCTTGAGCTAATTCTGTTTTTGAGAAGTGTGGTAACAATGCTCTAGGAACATCCCCCAAGTTTGATATCGTCTGCATACCCATCTTAGTCAGATACTCGAATTGTGTTGCTCCCTTAGCGATCTTTTTAGTAGTTGAGTCTATGACATCGTACTTTTCATGGTAAATGTCTAATAATGGTCGTATATCACTCTTAGCTGTTGTAAGATCTAAATTAACTTGTTTGATTAGTGCATTCTTTTCAGCCTCCGTGGCGTTACTAACAGATATGGCACCTATCTTTTTATGGGCCTCATCCTCTAATCTCTTTTCAATAATATGATAACTATCACCGTCTTCCCCAACAAATTTTCTCATTGTTATCATTTTTTGCATTTGACGGGAGTACTTAGCAGCTGAGGACATAATATCACTCGTACCATACTTATCAAAAAAGTCCGCGGATAGATCCATCTTACGGGCTTTTAGACCTGCGGTCTCGAGATCTGATCTAAAACTAGGTGTATGATTAGTCCGAGTACTAATATCCATTAAAGTATTCCTCATACCTAAGGACGCTTCTTTAAGATCATCTGGGTCGATATCAGGGAACTTCAACGTAATTTCATCCTTGATATCTCGAAGCAATTGTTCAGGGTCTTTAAGAAGTTTAGCGGGGTCCCACTGTCTATGTACATAGGTATTCATTTTCTCAGCTATCTTAGCTGTTTCCTCGGGGGTTTCACCAGTAACTTTAAGGAGATTTACTTTGGAGGCATCATCCGCCGTAGTATTAAAGAAATCTCTCCATGCCTTAGCCATTTGATTAACGTAAGGGTCCGCAGTAGCCTCAGCTTTATTGGCAGCAACATAGGCCATTCGATTGAACGTACCTGGATTCATCTTACCACCATTCTTCTTATAAGATCCATATAAGGTATCTAAGGCCGTCTCTACATTAGACCAGTTTGCCTCATGGGCGACAATAGCTTGTGCTTCCAAAGGGACGTCATTTACTAGTCCTGCTACGTTTCGTTGTGTGTACAAATTGCTATTATTAAACATGTGTACCATATACTTATGGGTAGCAAGTGTGGATTTCTGTGCTCGCTGCTCCGGTGACATAAAACTAGTTACATCAGATATCGCATTGTATATGAAATTTGTTTTTGCTGAACCATAGCCACTCATATCCACTGTATCAATATGTGGTTTGAGATCATCGGCCATTTTTACGGCATCTGCACCTATGGAAGACCTGCCTACCGCATCACCTAATGCTTTAGGATCTATCATAGCCTCACCCGTCTTATAGAACGCACCAGTAACATTTTGAGCTGCGGCCGAAGCACCCACTAAAAATCCACCTAGTACCATACCCGTAAGACCTGCCATCTGGGCATCCGTCTCACTAATGGTAGGATCAGTTTTACGACTTAGTTCGGACTGTGCATAAGCTATCCCACCAGTCGCTGTCGCGGTCATCGTAGCACGGGCCGCAAAATTACTTACGCCTGCAAAAAACCCCAATGGTATCCAGTTAGTGGGATTAGCTAATCCTATTCCTATATCCATAGCCAAACTAGGAAGAAACCCTACATTACTCGCTACTTGTCTAAGTTTCTCGTTCGTATCTATAGTCTGCAGCATGGTAGCTGTATTTTCCGGATTGAACGACGTAGCTAAAGAATCTCCATATCTAATAGCAAATTCCGGACCTCTGGCTTCTACTAAAGGATCTTTTAGTGGATTATATCCAGGCTGTCTCTCAGATGTCATTTGTATGATATTCATCGCGGCATTGCGGTAGTCAGAAAAACCCTGTAGTTCTGTTTTAGCTTTGAATACATCCCAATAGGTAGGTTCTTCTTTTGGGCTTGGTTCTGGCTGTGTCTCTAATTGTTTAGGCGGTACAAATTCGGTGTATAGTGCGGCCAGGGGGATAGTGCCCATTTGACCTTTTACACTAGACTCCGCAATATTATTTACAGGATCTCCGAAGTGCTCAATTAATGCTTCCTTACCTTTATCGATAATATCCGTCATAATCAATGTCCATCAAGGTTAAATTCCCTATATAGCCTCTGCTTGGCTGCCTGGGTATCAGGGTCATCCGGCTTCTGGTTCGCTAAGGTGTCGACAACTGATCGTGCATGAACACGCCAGTCGTTCAGACCATATTCTGGTGAGGCTCTATCTATAACTTCTTGATGGGCCTGACGAAGTTGTTGTACAAATTCCTGTTTGTCTAAGGACATATTGTAACTAAGTACCTGAGGACCATTCCCACCATCAACTATCACAGGGGCACCTGTAGATTTATATACTAAAGCATAGGTATGATCAAAAGGATCGGCTGGATTCTCTTGATCGGTATAATTACGGATTGATTGGATCATTACCTGATCTTTGGATATCACCTTTCCATCACTATCTTTTTTAATTACTGTTCGACCATTTACCTCATACCCTAGTTTGGTAAAGGTATTCTGTACATATTGATCCAGTCCACTATTAAATTCCCGCAGTACTTTCCCTTGGTAGTATTTCTCAGGTGCGGCATACATAACCTGCTTCTCACCATTTACATTGGAAATCGTATATTTAGCTTTGATTGCCTGTGCGGCCATCTGCTTTGCAGTTGTCAAATCACCGGACATCATATAACCATCTTGAAAATAGTCGATTGCTTCTACCTGTAATTGGGTCTTATTAGTAACATCGGCTGCCGCATTACCACCCCACCAATGTGCTGGGAAAGCCTGTTTAATAATATCATCGGGGGATACTTTAGTTTGCCCATCTGAGCCAGATAGTATACTACCAAACTCTTTCTTACGTATATCCATTGTAGCTGCATTCTTCGCATCAAACTGCTGACGCATATTATCAACAGCCGTTTTAGGATCTACCCCTGCTTCTACCTGCCTCCCTACATACATTGCCATTGCCATAGTTTTAGGTTCTTTTTCAAATAGCTGGTTGGCCACAGCTCTATAATCCTGTTGGTTATTAGGATCCCTCATCATTCTATACAAACCCATAGAGAACCCAGCTACCTCATATGGATTAGGGCTAAATTCAATTTTAGATCCTAGAAAGGCATTCTGGTCCTTACCTACATTCTGATATGTTTTCCAATATGGCATCATTGCATTGGTAATATCTCTAAAGTTTGTATGATCAACTGACTGTGAATTAGGAAGTACTTGGGACATATAACCTTCAAAGTGAAGATCGGCATATTCACCAGTCCCAGGCATTCCAGGTAGAAGTGACCCAGACTCAATACCATTTATTCCTAAGGCTCTTTTAACAGATTTGTCTCTAGCTAAGTCGATAGATAATAACTCTTGTGCAGTATTATAAGATGCTTTGGCATAATCCTGACCTGTCATAACCTCGGAAAATCCAGAGTCGGCTAACCGTTGAAAGGCCGTCTTTGGATCACCTGCTTTAATGAGCCCCTCTACCTGACGACCGAAAAGATAGGACTTGGCTTGACTCATGAAGGGACCTAATTTAGAATCCTCATATCCATTCATCTTAAGTGCCTCACCTACTTTATTTAAACTTTGTAGGTAGGCCATACCACTTCCGTATGGGTCTGCGGCGGCGGCGTTTGCAATTGACTTAGTAGTAGCCTTTAATGCATTAGTAGCGCCTGCTGATGCGGCCCTTCTCCTTTCTGATAAGGTGGCACTCAGCAGTTCTAATTTGAGACCGGCAGCCATTTTCATATATGCAAATTTAGCCTTCTCATTAGGTGCCTGTGCAATATCCGCATTAACACGTGCATTGAACCACTGCATCTGAGTTACTGGATTTAATCCAGCTGAATTACGGGCCGGTGAGGCCGTTCCACTATGTAATCCTGTTGGGCTCTGTGTAGGGGCCCCGGCTGCACTCTCAATATCCTGCTCTGATGATCCCTGTGGTTCTCCTCCCGCTGGTTGTGGAACACTATTAGCTACCCCACCATCTCCGGCTGAGTATTTCATCCCTGTCCCTCCAGTCCTACCACCTTTTTGTGGTACCATAGGTGCCCCTGTAGGATTACCTTTAGCATCGAACGGTAGTTGGGCAGGTGCTTTTGGAGCCCGCCCACCTTTTAAACCATCGAGACGGTAGATCATGTCCTCTTTTAGTTTTGTCCCAGCTTCTAATAAGAATACATCTGTCTCCCTATCTTGTCTGAGCATAGTTTCTTGATGATCAATCTGGAGCATTTTCTGGGTATACTCCTGCATTGCATTACCAATGTTCTTAGCCCCAAATGCGAGTAATTGACCCATACTAGCTTGATTCTCGGCCTCAACCTTAGCCATATTAGCTTTCTCGGCCTTCTGCCTTAATTGATCGGCTTGTGCTACCGCCTGACCTAACAGCTGCTCATTAGATCTAGCCGTCTCCCCGGCTAAGTTAGTAATGGTCTGCTGATCGTAGTTTGGTGTGGACTGTGCCATCACCGGAGCATCTGAAAATGGTAAATTAATTCGTGCCATAGTTTAGTACAGTGATTGGGTTATTTGAGCATCTAAGAAGCGGTTCTTTTCCGAAGCCTGCCATCTAGTAAACTCAGCATCGAGTAATTGAGAGGCTTTATCGTTTAGTACTTGTTGGATACCATTGAGTCGTCCTTGCCATGTATTCTGCTGGTTCTCGTCTCCCCGTTTAAGTGCAAGATCTCTAACATCTTCTGCTGATCCGGTACCTACCTGTATTCCTGCAGATGCGTACGCAGATGATACCTCACCCGCTACATGTTGGGTTTTTGATAGATTTTGTTGATGCTCAACAACAGCCGCCTGCAACATATTTGTCGCATTAGCACCCAGAATACCCGCATTCTGCTCGTAAAGCTTCGCTGAGAAATCCGCTAATTTTGTATTATATTCTTTTTGCGCAGCTGCTAACACCCTTGCATTCTCATAGGCTTGCATCTTAGCCGCATTAACTTTAGCCGCATATTCTTCTGCGGCCGAGGCCTGACTTAATCTCTGACCAAACCCACCTATTGTATCAAATATACTGCTCCACATTTGATCTGAAGCAAAGCCCCGTTGATTATCGAACCAATCCCACTCGTTTACTTGATTTAAGTTACGAACTATACCATGATTAGTATAGCCCATATATTCATTCCACTGACTAAACATTCTTATTTATCCAACTATATAAAATCATATTACTTCTATCCAGAGACATCCCTCTGCACACACCCTCTGCCTCAAATCCTAAGCTCTCAACGAATCGTTGGCCCACCTTGAAATCCTCTCGAACTAATACTTGTAATCTGTATACATTACATTGTACCATGTTTTTCTTAATTTCACGAATTATTAATTTAGCATTGGACTTAAAGATCAGGGGGAAATCTTTATCAACCATCATAAAAGCTTCCGCTAAGTTCGGGGTAAGTTTAAATACACCCGATATTAGGTAAGGCTTACCAGTTTCTATATCTACCACTGTCTTACATGTTACTGACCGTGTAAGTCCTTTACCATAAGCAACCTTATCTTGTAAGACCATCTGTAGATCTTTTTGCTCGTCCCGTAACTCAATACCGAAGACATCTAGTACTTCAAAATCTCTAATAAAACAACTATTGTGCATCAGATACTCCAGCCTTTATTACTAATTGTAACACAGTTAGTGGTAATGGCTGATCTTGTTTTATATATACTTTATATTCCCGATCATACCCCTTATTAAATTTAAAGGTTTTAAACCCACTAAATAGGGCCGGGGAGTTTCCCATAAGATCAGAGGCCTTACGGAATACTAATGTATCTAACTGATTCTCATCGAAACCAAACTTCATCCCGAGTGACTCGAAGAGCTTTAGACCGACCTCGGTTATTCTCGCAATCTGTGACTGAGCGGCCCCTAGAGCACTACCACCTTCTAAAGATGGGGTTTCTAGTATACTATCATAATTATACCCTATTTGAACTGTAGAGTAATTTTGATTTAAGGTGATTGATCCAGAAGATACTACGCGAGTTGGGTGTGTGGCCCCATCAGCTAATATAGTTACTGTTTCACCCTCTAAGTGTGATAATCCTGATATTGTACTGACAGGTGTGCTATCATAGGTTACCATACAATCTAAATATTGGGCATCTTCCTTGGACCCATACATAAACTCATTGGCTAATACTTCGACATATCGTACCGTAGATCCGTTTACTGTCCTGGAAAACTCGGCCCACACTTCTGTATAAGTTGAGCCAATTATTACCGATAATGATTCGCACACAGGATCTGTTCCACCGATTGGGTGTCGCGCCCAGCCTGCGACCTCCTGATTACGTATATATGTACATGTAGCTATCGTACCATCTGTCCGGCGTACCCAGAGGATTTTATTACCTGGCTGATATATAATCTGTTTAATTGAGGACTGTCGTCCAATGTGGTCTGCAAGAATACCAACTTCCTCGACCTCGTATCCATCAATAGCAAAGTTATATCTTGCGGAATATACTCGGTACCCTAAGTTCTCTATAAATAACACTTCATTGGTAGTCTCAGCTGGTTCGGCGAACGCACAGGTTACATCAGCCTCCTTTTTAACTGATGCGTCTGTAGCCGAGATGGATCCTTGAGACCCTTTAGCGGAGAATACCGCATTGGATGTTCCTATTAGTAAGGCCCCTTTAGAAGCAACCCACTGGATAGCCTGGGAGCTATTTGCAGCTACCGTAAAGTTAAAAGAGGTATCAGAGTCTATATCCCCTTTATATAGTAAGTTATCGGGCTGGAAATTAGTATAAACACCTATTTGGGATGCCCATATGGTTTGTGGTTGAGATGCAGTGTTCCCGAAGATCAGTCGTTGATCATGGATGGTTATACAGGATGGATATCCAGTTGTTGCAGAAAATGCACCAAGTCGCCAAAAGGTAGTTGCTACAGCTTTATCCCAGGCTTTCTCAATTGTTGCGGTAACGTGAGTAGAGTCGGTATATGCGGTTATAATAGCCCAGCCCCACTCCCCAGACCCAGCGTTGGCTGGTTGAATAGTTAGTTTATCGCTGGCCCCTGGTGCTGCAGCCATTACCACCTGCCCATTTGAAACGGTATAGTTTGTTGGATTGGTTTGTAACGTAGCTACACCTGTAGAGGCAATTTTATAAACCTCTATTGAAGCGGAGTCCTGCGGGTAGAATGGTATATCAAAATTCGTTTGGGTTCCAGTACCTGTGTAGGTTTGAGCCTTGGATTTGTCTTCTCCAGATCTGAGTCGGACTGCTCTTCCTACATCTGTACTAGCAAATATAGCTGATGAAGCCGTTAAAGTAACGGACCCAGATACACCTGATGGAGTTATAGTCGTCGATGTATTATTTGTATCTTGATAAGGGGGCTCATCTAAGGTAACCGTACTAATCTCCCAGGAATCATTACCATGTCGGATTAACTGTCTCGGAGTATAATTCCTATGGACAATATACAGTACGTCAAAAGACTCTGCAAACCTGAGCTCATCTAACTCAGTATCTAAATAAGGATGTACTATTTCGTACGGGGTGCTGCTCAAGACAACGTTATCTATCTGAGCTGAATTAGTCCCTTCAAATTCAATGTATACAGTAGTATTCGTTGTTGGGGTAAATGAAAACGTCTTACCTGTTCCAGTTGTTAAGGTTCCAGTCGCAATCTCAGTCCCACCTACTGTTGTTCCTACGCGATATACTACGCTGTTCGTAAAGACATCTAACGTAACCGTATAAGAACCAGTACCAAAATAAGTATTGGACACATAAGCCCTAGCTTCATTACCAGCACCGCTTCCGGTGAGGTTAAGTCGCTTATTGACATTATCGTGGCTAATAGCTCCTGTACCACTATTGCGAGAGGTCCAGCCGCTAATATCAGAAGTGAACGTACCATTCGTAAACCCCCTTGATTGTAATATTAATCCCTGCTGAGTATAAAACCTCATTTTACCATCAGAGAATTCTACCTGATAGGATTGGGAGGTGGAATACTCAAACTTAACTAATCGGCTGTGCGTTGAACTAGTTATGGCAGAATGAACATATTTAAAACCAGGCCTACGATAAACACACCCATAAGGGGAGATAAGGAAATTCTCCAGCGTTTGTAGAGATGTTCCATATTTTCCCAAATCGGTTCGTCCTAGTACCCTGGGACTTACCTCACCTGTCGTAAACGATGTGAGGATCTTATTAATTTTACCCATATCTAAAACCTAGAATCTAACCAATCAAAGTCTATAAACTGATCCACCGTTCCTTCCTGCCCATCTTTTGTGCGTGATTCAGCACGTACCAATCGATACTCTTGTTTTAGAGTTTCTACAATTGAGGTACTACCTGTAATCTTGTACCCAATCTCTAGGGCAATTCTTAGAGCAAACATAGTTGCAAACATAGAATCAAAGATAGCCTCGTCTGTCACATCAGCTATGTAGACCAAATCAACGGTATCGCTATCAGTTAATAAAAACCCCCCTTCGATCTTGAAGTCGTTATTATCTTCATCTAAAGATATGAGCATCAAATAATCTGATGGTAAGGCATATTTATAATAAAACCCAAAGTCAGGTAGATCTACGGACTGGGCTAAGCTGACGCGTTTTACCGCAAAATTCCATGGATGACTACGCAATAGATCTCTGCGTATTGCATCATATACAGCCAAGCAACACCGTGATTCCACAGTATCCTGGGTTAATGATGTAATTAAATCCGCCCCTAATCTTATTAGGGCCCTATTACAAATTTCTACTGCACTAGTCATTCATTACCTATAGATCTTTTTTAATTTCATCTACTTTATCAGCAACCTTCTGTACCTGAGCTCCGATACCAGCCTTATCAGCTAGTCCAAGTTCTCCGTCAGCGTTTGCCTCTTTTTTGTCAATTATTAGGATGACAAGTCCTACGATTATTATCGCTAAAATGAATAATAATAAATCCATTTTATTTCTCCTGTATTAGGAGGGGATTTCTCCCCTCCAATTATTGTTAGGCCAAGAACTCAACGACCATCACTAGTGAACCAGCTGCTGGGGTTGTAGCCACAGTTGAGCAGGTTAAACCAATGTAGAAGTGACCACCTGGATCAGAGGTTAGACCAGCTACCTCCCACATTTCTTTATCGAAGTTAACGATATCGTCAGCTTCGAAACGAACATCCTGTAATACAACACGGGCTGTAGAGAAAGCTACTGCTGTCCCTATATTATCCGCATCTATTACTGTACCAGATGTTTTACCGTTTTTAGCCTGATCCCCACCAATACCTGAATAGTATAAACCGATATTGTATGCAAGTCCAGATGCTGCTAAAGCATCATTCATCACACCAAGACGGATTATCTTAGCATTAGAGGCTATTGGGGCCATAAGGATTATATCACCTACGTCGTCCATAGAGGTTGTTGCCAACTCTATTTTATCGACGAGGATTTTATCCCTATGAAAGTTTGCCAAGCCCTGAGGCTTAGCTTCAAAGTTAGTAACCATGTTACTTTTTACTGTTCCGACTGCCATAATTAATTACTCCTTATGATTATTGATATAAGACATCAACTATTAGCTTTTCTTCCATACGTACAGCACCGATTGATGAGGTGGTATAGATTTGAGTTGGTTGATCACCTTTATGTGCGATTCTGTCGATGTTGACATTGACATCACCATACTTAGCTACTTTAAGTACTCTGCTAGACATAACTAGTACACGATATACAGAACCTGCAGTTTGATCTGGGATCCTGTTAGAGAATACAAGTTTCATACCGCGGAATGAAGGTAGCTCTTTACCACCGATAATTCCTTGAGAAGCCTGGAAGTCTCTGGATGTGAAGTTAGTTATTTGAAGAATGTCTTCCTCAGCCTCTGGTCCAAAGATCAAATAGATGTCTTCATTATCGAAGTCAACGTCATTTTTCTTAAGGATTTTTTGAGCTTGAAGAAGTTTTGCAAGAGTCACGCCTGTTGAACCGTGAGCTATCTGTTGGTTAGAAGTATCGAAAGCTTGTGAGCCCGATCCATCTTTACCTGTAGCTGCAGTACCAAGCATAGCTGCGAATAGAACATCGTCATAGTTTCTGTTATGAGCACTCACGATTTCTTTTACGACATCGTTTGTAGGATCTACTAACATTTTAACTTTTTCGATATCATGAATCAATGTACCATTATGGAACTTATTGATTGTACACATCCTTCTTGTGAACTGTGCATCTTGATATGGGATATCTGCGTTTAGTGAGTCAAGCTGACTAACTGCAAATGTACCTATTCTGTCGAAGAAGTGTTTTTCACCATTAGCCATTTCCTCCACGAACAACCCTTTTAACTTGGAGTTCGCTTGAGAAGCTAAGTGATGCTTCATCGCATTATAGGCATTAATAAAAATGGTGTCATTTGTATAAGACATATTTTACCTATTGTTTAGTGTTTAGATGATGATATAATCTTGACATAGCTTCTACCGCCTCTTTATGTTGAGGATGTAGGTTAGAAAAGTAAGCTTTCTTGAATTCAGGGTCATTCATCTTTAAGTTGATTTCTCTCTGTGCCATTTCTGGGGTCATCCCAAACACAGTTGATTTATCAGCTTCGACAACTTTATCTTCCATCAAGGCTTGACCGATCTTTGCTAACATTTTGATTACACCGGTGTTGTTTCCGAGTCCGCTTTCTTCAAATGCTTTGAATACATCGTCCCCGCCAAAATTACGAATTGCATCAGCAGCTAACTTTATTTGGTTATTTGCCCCTGCACCGAATTCTGCCTTCAAATCTGCTTTTGCTTTAGTCATCGCGTCAATAGAAGCCTGATTACGTTCCTCAACCTTTGATCGCTCTAGCATAACGTACTGATCAAATACTGCTTTAGCTTGGTCTTGGGTTAATCCTGCTTGTAATGCGGTCTGCTTATACCACTGGAGCATCTCGGGATTGCCCTCTTCTGGCAATGTATATTGAGCTGTATCCTTAGGTACCCCACGAAGGGAATTATAATATGCAGCATCTTCCGGGCTCAATTCCTGAATCCTCTTACCTAAAAGTTGCTGAGCATGTAAATAACTCTTTGCGAGATCATCTGCCGTTTTAAAGTTTGCAAGTGCCTTTTGTCCTCTTATGTCTTCAGCAAGACTGGATAAGAAGTCGGGTGCTTGCGCTGGTGTTGGTTGAGCTACAGGAGCGGCTTCCGCCTCTACTGGAGCAGTTAATGCACTACCACCAACTTGTACATTACTATTTACACTAGGTTGCACTTCTGCAGTTGCCGCTGGTGCGATTGCAGGAGCTTGGTTAGCTTCAATATTATTCATCATAGTCTCCACTATTGTATTGGTTTATTAACTGGGCCACAGCTTCGGCATCCATATTAATTTTATCAAGTATGTATAGGATTGCCCTTCGCATGCCTTCATTGTGTGCTGTAGCATGAGGATCCTGGATAACATAACTTGGCTGTAGGATTCGCCCTATTCGCATAAGATCTTTCAGTACTTTTTTACCTTTCGGTGTACCGAAGACTTCTTGATACGCTAGGATTAATCCCTTTTCTTTATTTAATTCTTTTGTCATACGATTTGCCCCTGATTCTTACGGATTTCAGATAACTTAAGACCAACGTCTCCGGCAGCACTAGCTCCTTGTAGGGCCATCTGGGCTTGTTGCATTTGCTGTCTTTGTTGACGTTGTTGCTGTACTTCATTAGGGTCTTTCTGGATTTCTTTCCATACTCCTAGGTCCTTAGCTATCTTCTGTACAACCATATCAAAATCGATGTAGTCTAATGTCTGAGGTGCTATTTGAGCCAATGGAGCTACAAATGCCATGAACTGCTGGAACTTCTGTACTTCACTTGCCCTTTGCAACATCGCAATAGGAGCAACATAATCAACTTCATATTTGTGTTTCTTAAGCTCTGGTGGTACCTGTCCCAGGCTACCTTTACGTGCTTCTATTGAAACAACCTTCTGGATTACCGGGGTTAAATACTCGGCCTGAAGACGACCAATGTGCGGTGCTAGGAGTTTAAGTGCCTCTTGTTGACGTTGAATCACCTCAGTAGCTGTCATTGAAGGGCCATCTCTAAAGACTAACTGATCCACAAAGAAGGCATCACGTACTGATTTACGGTATTCCTTAATCATCTCAATACCGACATTAAGATTACCACCTATGTTCATTGGTTGTAACTGAGCCATACCATCTGGTGATATACCACCTACGATCTTAGCATTTGGGGTTACCTTAGTAGCCATTAGGGTTCCATCATGAGCCATAAGGATTGGAGGCATTGCTTGCATTTGTGCTGCCTTTAATACTGTCTCAACCATTCTATTAAGTAATTTAACAGACGGCATTGTCTGCCATGCTGGTGAGCGCCCATAGATTTCTCCGGCTAGTTTAGAGAGTCTCGCAACTATATAAGGACATTCGTAATAACCACCTACGGACAAAATCATTTTATTCTGAACATCGATATGATAAGAGGCGTAATTAAACTTAGGATTGCTCAATATATCCGTATCGCTTTTTGGGATGACTACATGCAGAATCTCATATTGCTCATCTAACTGGGGGTTCTTGGATTCAAGTTGTTTTCTAATAGGAGCGGCTAACTTATCTACTCCCCAACGTTGTGCCATTTGACGAGCGGACATCTTATACTTACGTAGAACTGTGTCTACAGACCCATATTTATCTTCGGCTATAAATACCTCTGACATGTGTATGGTAGAAAACCGAATACCGTCATCCGTATCTTCTACAAACATTGCCGCTGTCCCATAGGTAACCACGGATAATAGGAACTCATGGTTCTGAGATGGGAACCCACAATCATGACAATTAAAGATGTTAAGGATGATGTCCCTGGTCTTCTGTAAGAACATATCTGTCTCTGGAGTTGCTAGTGCATCCTCTTCCATAGATAGTTCTAACCATTTAATACTTGGGTTGGTTAGTCCACTATGTAGCTCGGAAGCCAGGTACTCGGCCGCCTTACATCCCACATCATCAAATAACTTGGTTGCTTTGGAGTTATCTCCCGCATGACGTGTTTGAATAATATCCGCCGAATGGGGTATAAAGTAATCTGCTATCTGCTGCCAGACTGTCTCTACAGTAGATCTCTGGGCCTGTAGGGCCTGGTACCTATTTAGAAACTCTGAGATTTTCTGTTGTTCTGCTTGGTTCATTTAATTACCTAGTAATGTCTTAGTACCCAATGTCTCTTGGGATGATGCTGCCTGACCTAACAGTGTAGCTGCTTTCTTTCGTTGCTGCTGCTGCATCTCCGTAGTAGTATCCTTGGTTGCCACGGTATTAACCGTACTGGCAGCCGGAATAGGGGCTGGTGTAGCTGGAGCTGGTATATAGACAGGTGCTGGGGCCTCTCCGCCACCCATCATCCCTCCAAAGAATCCTCCCATCTTATACCCCCGTACTTAAAATTGAACTACTGGCTTTGGCCCGTAATAGCTTCTCAGCCTCAGTTAGGTCCGCACCTTGGGTTACTGGTATATTGGATTGTGTATCTGCTACTGCCCCTGGGACTGCTTCCTGTTCCGTTGTATCGTCCGTTGGGGTAGTTCCATCTGGATTGTAGCCCGTCATCTCACCTAGTTTATCATAGTTCGTAATGGCAAAAGCACCATTACGATAATCGTTAAATGTTGCACCAGGATTAACACCGCCGTCAATGAAACGATCCCCAATATTTTTTAGGAACTCATATTTATCTTTGGGAGTACTAAATACAACATCGTTACCCTTACCACCTACTTTCATGGTAATATCATTATTCTTAAAGTAATTGGGATCTTTGGCGTATGCTTCGCTTAATCTATCAATAACACCAGATTCGTATCCACCCCCTCCGCCACGAACATTTCTCATGATGGTATTTTTATCTCCCATAACCTCACCACCAAAAGGTGCCCATACGTTGCTGTAGGGAGTGCCCCAAGCTGGACCTACACTACCACCACCACCTGCATCTGCTCCTATAAACACCCCCTAATATATCCATGTATATTTCTACTAAATGTTAATAATTGTTCTTCCGTAGCAGATGATTTCATTGCATTCGCTAACGTAGAAATTATTTTTATATTTCCTTTGATATAGCCTTTCGTGTTATCTATACGATCAATTGATGGGGAGGCATTACTACGAGTTCTAGGCCCCTGTCCTACTGAGAGGTCTAACGCTATACCTAATAAAGGACAGACCGAGGGAATAATAATATCGTCTAAAGTTAGATTACTAATGTACCCTGCCTTTATAGCTCTGCTTTTAGCCCTACTTAACAAGCGTTTCTTAAAATGTAATTCTTTCAAACTCGGGTCATTAGTTAATTCTTCTATATACCGAGCCCTATATTGTTTATACTTCTTTGGATTTCTATTCTTAAGCTGATCGCGAGCACGAAGCTTCGGATCTAGCTTGCGTTTCGTATTGTACTTAAACTCGGCAGCATTCATAACCATACTACTGCCCTAAAATTGTTGGTTTATCTAGGAGCGGGTTGGACACCTGCCCATTTGTAACATTGTTTGCCTGCGCACTATTTTTCTGTCCAGCTATTAATCTTCTTCGTTTTTCATCTAAAGCCATTTGATCCTTCTGGTCTTGTGATAGAAGGGAGGCTGCTGTTTCGGCAGGTTTAATCTCTGGTGCCGCGGTTCCCGGAGCTATTGATACGGCTGGTGGGGTAGGGACATCTGGGGTTGATTGACCCATAAAAGATCCTACAGCGGATAAGAGGCTTCCGATCATACCAAACCCACCGCCGCCCCCGGTGAGTGCCCCAAAAATTGGTGTAATTGCTTCCATTAAAATCTCCTTGACGAAGTCATAAAATTATGATAACATACTTTGGCAAAAACTCAGAAATCAAACGGATCGTAGTTTTCAAACTGTAGATCTACTTCCTTAACCTGTGTTCGTACGGCATAGACCGAACCATCCTTATGTACCCTCATGGTAGTGGCTAAATACCTAAAGGCATCCGCCGCGTGTGAGTTAATATCATGTAATGGTGGTTGATCCTCGACCCCTACCGTAGGGTCCTCTCTTGCCTTATAATCTCCTAGAGCGTTGAGACCCTCCCTACATTTATATGCGTCGAAATGACAGATAGTTAAAAACTGACGTGAAGTATTGATCCCCTCAATTACCTGACCCTTTCTCGCTTTAAACACTAGCATACCCGCCCTTCTCATTTGCTCTGCCGAAGAGAACTCCGAGTTTAGATGATTCTGGTAAGCATCATGGGGGATTATGTGGTGAGCGTACACATAGGGCTTCGACATCACGTAGTTTATATAGTGCGTTATAGGCTGCTTCGAATTCTCATAATAATCGATAATAAATACCTGATCACCAATCTGCTGTGCAAACCAAATAGCGGTCTTATCTTGATACCCTAAGTCCCACGAAGTAATTACTTTGTAGTCACGATTGTGCCCTATAGTACGAATATTACCTGCGACCTTCAATTGCTGCAGGGTCTTACCGAAGAAGGAGCCTGAGAAAGTAGAGTCCCAGGAACACTCATACTCCTGATTATATAACTCCTCACCTTGAATTTCCTTCTGAGTCTTAAGATCGTCGGCCTTTATAATTTTAGTTGTGGAGGCTTTGAATAGATGGGATTCCCAATTCTCATTTCCTTGTAGGCCCAAGTCATACAGATCCTTGAAAATATTCTTACCCTTAGGGGTACCTATGAAGATGGCCCACCCACTCCTATCCATTAGAGATGGTGATACGACCTCTTGCCAGATGGATCTAGGCATCTGTGCTACCTCATCGAGAACAACCCCATCGAAGTACATACCACGTAACCTATCCGGGTTATCTGCCCCATCTAGGTATACGGTGGCCTCCGACCCATGTAGGGTGGGGAACACGGCCTTTAACTCCGATTCGTAAATCTTAACTCCGGGTATAAACCTAGTGTAGTCCTTTAAGTAGTTCCACATGATCTTCTTAGCCTGGGTCTTCTCAGGAGCTATATAGGCATACTGGGGTCTCTGCAGCTTACACTGTAGGGCCTTGAATATAATCTCATTGATACAGAATAGGGACTTACCGGCCCTCCGGTGAGCAACTATGGTAGTGAATCTCTTGGAGCGGGAGTGGAGGGGCTCAAAGTACCATCTAGGTATATAAGGGGACTTAACTGTCTTTACGGTCATAGGTTACCTTTAGGGTTATGTAATAAGTATATCATAGAATCCAATTGGAGAGGCATACAGTGCAAAATGGAGGGTGGTGGCTATGCTAACCCCAATTAGTACCTTAAGTTACTGTACGAGGCTCCTAGGCGGCCCTCAAATCGAATTGGCTCTAACTCCGGCTATGTGGCCTAAATATAAAAAAGATTCCTTATTTGTAGCCTCTGATAACGGTGTTCAGTTATTTATTGGGAAAACCTATTGACGAAAATGAAAAAGTATGATATCCTATTCTTGGGTGCGAAGCACTATAGCTATATATAGTTATACATAGCTAGGGGTAACTACCGTTCATAAGCCCTTAACATTTAGGTAGGTACCCCGACTGAGCAGCCTTATAGTTAGGAATAAGAGTTAGGAGTAGGAAGCTGGTGGAGGGGATGATTCTCATCACCCCTGACTGGTAGGACATGGTACCCAATTCCCTCATTCTCATTCAGTTACCATTGGCCCGATTTCAGTAAGGGAGGAGTGTTAACTCCCCCGCCCCCATATTCAGTCAGGAAAAGTTAGGTCAGGATCAGCCCTCATGACAATGGTTCGAGTTGGGCATCATGTTCAAACAGGCCCTCCTGATATCACCTGTTATGATTTCCTGTTTTTCACCTGTTATTCTGTTTTCTTAGCCAAAACAAAAAATCATAGTATTGCCCATGGGAAAGGGAAATTCAAAAATAGAAAAATTATGAGTGAACCTCCGTCAGGCCGCAACCCATGGCCTCCGCAGCCGGGCATAGGGGGGGCCGGGCATGGCCATCTCAACCCCCTCCCCCATCTAGATGAATCCGAGTTAGCTAGGGCGATCGTAGCTATGTGCTGTTTGGGGAGGGAAATGTAATGTCAGTGAGTGAGTGCACCCATATTAGCCACTCATTAGCCACTGATTAACCATCAATTAGCTATTTAATTACCATCATAGTATCCACTATGCATAACTATAGCTCTTAATTACCATAATGATATCTATTAGGTAGACCTAGTTAGGGCTATGACTTGTCCCAATATCTAAGGGCAATCTCTGAGATCTTATCTAACTCAGGGTGATTATGTATCCACTGACCAGTATGTGGGCTAAACTGAGTACGGAAGAATATATCTAGGTTGGGCCTACCAGTATCTAGAGAGGGCCGAATCAATTGGGCTAACTTATCGTACTCAACATCACTCATGATAGATACATTCATGACCTCATATGTATATGCAGCTAATGATATTCGTATTCTATTAAAGGTTTCAATGCAATAGAATGTCATCGTCTAAGCATCGCTATCGCAAGGGGTTGTCCGGGAGTGTAGCCAAGCCATGTGACCCTCAAGTGTATTCCGTAATACATCTACTTTGAGCTTAAGGTCCTCATTCCTCCATTTCAATTCAGATATCTGAGTCTTAAGTCTTTCGATCTCTTCGAGTAATTCTTTCTTTGTTCTTTTCATTATCTTCCCTTAATCTCTAAACCTTACCTTCACTCAGCTGCTTAAGTAAGAACTTATATAATACTTTGTTATCTGCTAACAATTCCTCATAGGCAGCCCTGAGTTCATCACGTTCTCTATATGCTTTTACTCTCATGTCTGCTAAGTTCTGATGTAGGATCTTTAACTCCTTAATCTCACCACGTAATACATCTATCTCTTGCTTCTGTGACTCTATGCTCTCTTCTGTACGTTTAGTTATCTTTGTTTTATTTTTCATATTAGTAATGTGAGTACAATTGTTACATATACAATGAATAGACTCACACATGAGCCATATATCAATGCAGCTATTAAATGCCTATTATGTGGGGCATCATACGAGTTATCTGAGGTGTCGGGCGCGCAATCATCATCAACAGGGTTCTTAATACATGTACCATAGAGTATATAGTGATCTAATCTCTCTCTAATGGTGCGAATATCTTTGTTAATCTGATCCATAATATCTACAGTAATGACTTAAGATAGGCCACAAACTTGCGTATATCTGGTAGTTTAGACAACTTCATTTGCTTCTCAATATGAGCTAACCTAGACTCAAACCAATCTAATTTGGCCACATGTTTTTCACTTAGCTCAGTTAACATAGTTACAATTTCCTTCAGATCTTCTATATCTTTTTTAGTTAAGATATTTACCATCTCTTTCAGGTCTTGAATATCTTTTTTAGTTGGGGTTCTCTTTGCCATATTTACCTTTTATATGATATAAAGATAGGTAGATGTCGATCTAGAACCACCTACCTATATTATAATTGTAATATAATTATTATTGATTGTCAAGTGTTTTGTTTAATGATCTCATCTAGAACTAAACCAGCAACGGCTTGAATAAAGGCATGCTCTCTATCATTATATGGGGCATTATCAAAAGCTGATTTAATTGCATATGCGATCTGAGCCCTTAGATCACTCACATTGAGATCAGTAGTACCATATGTTTTTAATGTGTACTCTAGGTCTGAGGCAAATCCACATCTGTGACGCTGAGTTAGTAAGTTTTTAAGTGAGTCTAATTTAAATACAGACATACTGATTAATCCAAATTAAGTGTTATTGTTATTGTGTGGTTGTTAGATACTCGGACTTCTTTCTCCAAGTACCTTCCTTGTTTAGGTTTGATCAGGCCATTATGCACCCGATTAATGTATGCTAAGGTGTCGCCAAGCTCACTAAGCTTATCTACATCGGTTGTTTTTGTTCGGGCCTTCCTAATTAACTCTATAAACTCTACTATCATTATTCCTCCCTTGTAAATAATCCATCATCCTCGATACCCATAGGCATCTCAATAAACCCAGGCAACTCCCTAACATCTAGAACAGGTTTGAGAAAAGCCGTAGATATAAGGTCTTTAGTCTTCTCAATAGGTAACTCTTCTGTTTCAAACAGCATAGTACTATAATCCATGATCTTATCTTCCCAGTCTGGAGTGATATGAGGTGTATCCCCATAAATATCATCTGTCCACAATATGGGATTGGAGGAGTCATCGTAGTATACTTCACCAATAGAATAAGCGTTAGAAGTAAGTCTTATGAGTCGGTAATTCCAATAGTTTATGTTATCGGACATCTTAGCCATCCAAATTATATGATATCTTGTCGTAGAACATCTCGTGGATATGCATCAGTTCGTCCTCATCAGCCCCTCGCTCATGTGCTTCGAGCAACTCATACGTGAAATCTATGACATCCTGCAAGATAAAGGCTGCTGTATCCTCCAGCCCGTGACTATTCTGTAAGGCTTCTACCAATGAATGAGAGAGAATCGGTTCATCTATCCCACCATCATTAAAATACTCGGCCATACTATTCACAAGCTCTTTGCTCTTCGCGGTAAACGCCGTAGTATTTTTTTTAGATCCTTTACCCGTGATACCAAGGTGATTACGCAGGGCGGGCTCATCAACCGTAACTCTCGTATCTAATTGTTCCAACATATCACGTAGTTGCATAAACATTTCGTACAGAGAGAGGGCTGTCAACTCGACAGCCTCATCTACATAGTTAACAATCTCACCCGTGTCTTCATTAATAGAACATAGACGATAGTAGTACGCATCTGCCTTATACTTATCGTTGTAGTCCTTAAATAGACGGTACTTAAGCATTTACACCCCTAATAACTCTGTAATGTTTGTCCCAGTCGTAAAAGCCACAATCTTTTTAGGTTTCTTAGGTGTCGGCGCGTCCACTGGTTTGTGCTCACTCATCAAGAAATATTGAACGTTACCGCCTGATTTAGCCGGTCTCTCTATTAAAGAACCGACTACACTAATGATCTTCCCATCTATAGTTAGATCACCACGAATGAAAGGTCGACAAGCCGTACCATCTTTCTTTGTTTTATTTAGGAAAAGACTTCCAAGTATATCTGTATTATCTGACATTTAATTCCATAATTAAGTTAGGTTTAACCCTATAATAACTATAGCCTATATTTCAGTCTTTGTCAAGTATTTTATTTATATAATTGAGAAAAAAGCTGCTTTTCTGTCTCTGTTTTAAGGGCCCTAGCACCTAGTTTTAGTTTAAAGGCCTTTTCAGCTACTGAATACCAGTCGTCCTCCGTCATACTACAGGTAAGGCCGCGTAATTCAAACAATAATTCCATCTGGTCTTTTAAGCAGCCTTTTGTAGCGGTAAGGATTTTATAGTATTGATCGACCGTAAGGTCATCAAGTGCGAACACATGGCAAATACGCCCCAATAATTCTGCATATAAACCACTATCCTTTAGGAAGTCTTGATCGATGTTTATGGTTTTCTCTAGCTTTGTTTTAGATTCTACCAAACCAAACTGAGTACCTTTAAGTTTCTTCTTTTTATCTGCAATATAGTTAGTAAAGGCACCGCTGAATAACCAAAGAATGTTTCGAGTATCCAAGAATACCGTTCTCGTATTATTACCGCGCCCAAATGATAGGGGTGTAACAGTGGCACCCTCTAACAACTTAAGTAGTTGCCGCTGTACCCCTAACGTACCAACATCAGCGGAGCTTTCATAAGTACCGATCTTATCAATCTCGTCAATAAAAATAATTCCGGCAGGTAAAGTACTCCCGTCACCACGATCCGGATATCTCTCACTACATAGCTTAGTGTAATCTTCGAGGATGTCATCTACATCTCTACCAACATATCCAGCCTGTGTGTAGTTAGTAATATCTACAGATAAGAATGGTATATCTAAGATGCTAGCGAGTTTAGAGATGATAAATGTTTTACCTGACCCGGTAGGACCAACTAATAGGGCATTTGTGTATCCTATTTCAAACTTATCTTCGGAGGAAATTGATGGATCCATCCGATACTGACAGGCGATCAAGTGATTAACAACTAACGTAGCTAAATCACGTTTAACCTGATCCTGCCCTACAACATAACCATCTAGTTTTGTAACTAAATCTGATGGTAATGGTATCGAAGTACTGGAGGTCTCTTGTCGCACCAACTCAAAGAATACGTTAGGCGGTAAGTTCTTGAACTCTATCATAGGGACCTCACATACTTACTATATAATTGTACAGATTCATGGGTAACACTATATGACCCGTCCTTTAGATCGGATACAACTTCTTCCATAGGACGTAAGGAAAAGATGGCTGCCTCTAAATAGCGACGAATCTTTAACCCACGTAATGGAACTAGCTCACCGTTAACACGTACATTTTTCCAGAGTAGGAATTCTGAGGTGGCTTTATCAAACTTTCCGTTAAGAATATATCTAAGTAAACTTGATTTACGCAAGGACTCTATACCTAAGTTAAATACAAACGAGACTAATGCGTCGAACTGATTCTGAGTGACTGAGGTGTCGCCCAACGC